CAGTATTCACAAGCTGGTGTGACAAGAGAAGCGAAGATTTTAAATGTGTTGAGCTTTCGGGGTGAGGATCCTTTGCTTCACACGATTGTTGCGAGGCCCCAGTAATGGCAAAAAATCAACTCATGAAGCTAATAGACAATTTAGACCGAATCGGGTCTTCTCTTGTGGTGTCTGGCCCGTCGAGAGCGGCAAAAAGAACTATTAGAGAGTTGCAGCAAGAAGGACCAAGTTGGACAGGTCAGTTTTCAAATTCATATCAGATTGAAACACCTGATGGGCGTATGTATAAAGGTGATGGTCAGCCTGGAGAGCCTAGACCAATCAAGCTTCCTATTGGCCTGTTGACAGGCCGTCAAAATATTCGAGGTTCTGCCCCCGTTAAGGATCGAGCAGTAACAACAATTTCAAATTTTTCTGAGTATGCAGCTGAAGCGACTGACGTTATAGAAAGCGGATTCTTCCGCCCAACTGAAGAGCCAACTACAGCTTTAGGCCGTAGAAAATTTCGTGAAGGTGACGGCGGTCGTCCCAGGACGGAAAGCAGTTTTGACGCTGGAGCAGCAGCAAAGATAGGTAGTTCAATGCAACTGCCGTCATATCGCGGTGAAATCGGTGGTGGCCCCCCTAATGGAGAGTCCAGTGCAACTGCTGATCTTGACTGGTTTGCAATGTATGTCGAAGGGGGTGGTTTAGATCGTGCGGTTGCGATTGAAATGGATGATCTGTTTACTGAGTTATGAACTACCAAGCCATTCGAGCTGCTATTGAAAGTCCTCTTTTGACGGCTTTCAATAATCTTTCACCAGCGGTGCCAGTCTTTTTTGACAACATCACCGCTGTTCCAGCAAACACGACAACAGAGTACGTCCGAATAAATATTGCTTTTGGGTTAACAACAGAAGTAACTATTGCTGGCAATCTTGATTATCCACGAGGTACTGTTGTTATCCGTGTTTACAGCGAAAAGGGCCAAGGCCCTGCAAGAAACCAAACGCTTCTGGACACTGCAATTACAACGCTTTTAGCGTTACCTGCTTCAACGCGGGACGGCTCAGGCGTATATCTTCGCCCTGGTGCGATAAATGGGCCAACGTTTTCAGCAACAGAAGCCAGTCCTCACATGATGGGACGTATAACAACGTCTTTCGTTGCAGAAGAGCAGGATTAGAACTTTTACTGTTGACACGCTAAGCTATGTGAGTCCGGGTTCCGCCCGTAAGTCCACCATTCTCAGTACCACGAATGGCTACCGTCCTTTCGGGCACCTCTGGAGCCCTGTATTACAAGCCAGCTGGCACATCTGGAACCTTTAAGGCTGCAGATGTCACCAACGCTAGCAATTCCATCAAAGTCGGAACGTTTCTGAACTTCAAAGTAAACGACAAAGTTTCGTTTACTACTGGCGGGGGCACTCTTCCTGGTGGCTTAGCTGCAGGAACTCCCGTCTTCGTTTTGACCTACGTCGCTTCTACCGGAGTAGCCACATTCGCTGCTACTGCAGGCGGTAGTGAGCTTGCTTTGGCAGACGACGGAACCGATGGCACCAGTGCTTTTGGAATTGATTACACCGAGTTTCAGTCAGTAGCAAACGTTCGCTCTTGGAACTTTGAAGTAACCCGAGATGAGATCGATGTGACAAGCATCGGTGGCACGTTGGGTCAAACCGCACCATTCCGAACCTTTATCTCTGGGTTTGCGGATGGCACGGGTTCAGCTGAGGTTTACTTCACTGATGACGACACCGGTATTTCGACTCGTTTGATTGAAGACGTTACCCAACGCAATCAGGTTGGCGCAACGTTCAAGCTGTATATGGATGCAGTTGTTTCAGCTGGCACGCCAAACGATGCAGCTAGCCGTTCCATCTCAATGGAAGCGGTGCTTACTTCTGCAAGTTTCTCAGTAACGCCAGACGATGCTCAGGCGATTTCTATTAACTTCCGTCCAACTGCAGCTCCTACATTCGACTTCGCTAAAAGCTAATAGTCGATTGACGATAAAGAGACCCCTGACATTGTTAGGGGTTTTTTTAATGCTAGTGTAGTGGCACAATCAGTTTTAACTCATGGCATTACGCGCCATTGATCGTCTTAAGAAAGCCGCAAATCTAGAGGCAACAAAAAGAGTAGTTACTCTCTCGGATAAGACTGAGTTTGAGATGTGGGTAAAGCCTTTGACGATGGCAGAACGTGAGCGTGCTCAAAAGCGTGCTGGATCGGACGACGCCAATGCGTTTGCCTTGCAGCTGCTGATCACCAAGGCTAAGGACGAAATGGGTGAATCCTTGTTCTTGGCTGGTGAAGTTGATGTGCTTAAGAACGAGGTGAAGGACAAGGACTTGCAATCCTTGATGCTGGCAATTTTGACTGATGACGAAGAAGAAGAGGCCATCGACCCAAAATCCTAGAAGCCGAGCTTCGTAAGGACAACTGGCTCATGCTGCAATTTGGCGTTGCCAAAGAGCTAGGCATGAGCTTGTCTGAAGTTCGCACCACGATGACGCAAGAGGAGTTGATTGGTTGGAGCGCCTATTTTGGCGTGATCAATGCAGAGCAGAAGAAAGAAATGGATAAGGCGCGTCGTAGGCGTTAAACTTAGGCATCGCAGTGCGCTGAAACCGTCGTGGCCTATAGAGCTGAGATTGAGATCGGTGTAAAGGGCGTAAAGCAACTTGACAGGTTTCAGTCTCAACTTGAACGTCTTTCTAATGAAGTAGACAGAGTAAATAAAAAGAAATTTACTGTAGGAAATTTAAGCTCTTACAATGAAGCTTTAAGAAAGGCAAATGAAAGTTTAAATCAAACTCAAATAGAAACCGACAAAGCCGGTAAAGCGACTGGTCTGTATAAAAAGAACTTAGACAGTTTTGTTACAGCGTTACTTGCTTCCAATGACGCTCAAGACCTAAATAATAAATTAGTCAGGCAAGAAATACAGGATCGTGGTGCAGCAACTCAAGCGTTAAAAGCGTATAACGCTGAACTTGCTTCTGCCACCCAGCGCGGGGCACAAACCACAATGGCTGGTTCGTATCTTCGCGGTCAGCCTACATTTGGTCCAGAACCCGCTCCAGGGTTTGATCCAATAGCTGGAGCGGCTAGGACTAGAGCTGCTGGTTTGGCGTCAGAAGCTATTGCTAAAGGCAGAGAAGCTGAAAGGCTTGCACAGAAACAAATAGAACTTGTAGGCAAGGTAAATCAAGCTGATCGTCGTGCTTTTATTGAATTAAATAACGACAAAATTAGAGGTATTCAGAAACGACTTGAGGCAGAGATTGACGCTATCGGGACGAAGCTTAGTGCGGCTATAAAGGCTGATAATGCAGAAGGGGCAAAGTTTGATCAAGAATTGGCTCGCAGGATACGAGTAACTACGGAAGCTGAAAAAATATATTTACAGATACGCGAAGATAGCGAAAAGCGCATAGAAGCTAGGCGTAAAGCAGGTTTGGCGGCAGCTAAAAAACTAGAAAATGATATAGCACAGCAAAGGTCTGATAGAGCAACTCGAAGAAACAATGCAATTAGTAGTGGACTTATTGGTGGAGCGTTCCCCTTACTGTTTGGGCAAGGCGGTGGGGCTGCAATTGGTGGTGGTATAGGTGGCTTTGCGGGCGGCATGATTGGCGGCCAGATGGGCTTTGCGCTGTCTTTGGTCGGTACTCAGTTTGGAGCGTTTGCCGATCAGATTGTTGCAGGCGGTGCGGAACTTGGCCAAGCACTTAACCCGCTCACGGCTGATATTGAAGCTTTAGCCGATGCCGCAGGTTTTGCTGGGACTGAAACGGGTGTAGCTCTGCAGGCCATAGAACAGCTTGGCACGCAACAGCAAGCTCTTGAGGCTGCAACTGCACTTCTAGCGGCAACTGTTGGGAACGAAGGCGTGGATGCCCTTAATAGTTTTGGTGCAGAAACTGCAGATCTGGGGAATGAATTTGCAAGAGCAATGGCTCAAATGCAAACAGCAGCAGCCAGATTCTTTGCGGGTATCCCAGGGTTTATAGCAAACGTACTTAAAGCTGGAAACGATCTACAAGCTGGCTTAAATTTAGACACTCCAGAGGCAAGAAAACTTCAGGAAAGGAGAAATGAGCTGACAGGCGTTGATACTGTTGGAGCGGCAGGTGGGATGGGTGGTTTATCTGCAGAAGATACGAAAGAGTTAGTAGGTATTGAGAAAAGATTAACAGAACTTGGGCAAGAAAGAACTGCAGAGGCACAAAGGCAAGCTAAGTTAACTGCTGAAGAGCTTCAACACAAAACTCTTCTGCAACAACTTGGCGTAAAAGACTCAAAACTTCAAGAAATAGAGGGAAAATTAGCTGGAATAAAAGCAGACTACACAAACGAAAATTTTGTTAACTTAACCAGACAAGCAATAATTAGAGAAGCCGACCTTGAGCGAGAAAAAGCACTAGAGACTGTAGGCAGAGACGAAAACGGCAATATAAAAGACCGCGCAGCACTTCTTATAAAGAACGGACAAATTACGCAAGCTTCCATCTCGCAGCAAGCAGATCTTACTTTAAAAGTCAACAAAGCTCTTGAATCAAGAGATAAAAAATTAGCTCGTGAAACGTCAAGGACTGGGAAGCAGACCGAGCAATCTCGTGCGCTTACCGCCAGTTTGGAGCGACAGTTAGCCCAAAGCAAAGTAGCAGGCACTGAGCAAGCTAAAAAGCTTGCAATAGAGCAAAAGTATGAACAAACAATAGAAAGAATTGCCAAGCTAAAAGACCAAAGCGAAGCGTCTGAACAAACAAAATTAGCTAATCAAATTAAAGCAAACGCTGAAACAAAGCTTGCGTTTGATCAAGAGCAGAAACGTGCAAAAGCTCTTAGAGACGCAGTCGCTCCACTAAAACAAATCCAAGACAGCCAAGCAGCAAACCTTGCTTCTTCCAAAGAATACAATCGCCTAATCATGGAAGGTGTGCTTCCTGCTGAAGCAAAAAGAATTACTCAATTTAACAAACAAGTTAGTTTGCTTTTAAAACAGAAAGCTGAAGCAATTCAGTTAACAGAAGCTACTATCCTTCGGGCAGAAGCAAACGGCGCAAATACAGATGCTTTAAAAGAACAGCTCGATCTTCTTAAGCAACAACAAACAGCAATAGAAGGCGAAGCGGCTAAAGGCCCTGGAGAAGGTAAATCAAACAAAGAAAGAATTAAGGATGAAGTTGCTGCCGTGAAGGAAGAGCTAAATAAACTACTTGATCCAGTAAATCAAATTGTAGGAGCAGCTGGAGCGATAGGAGATGCGTTTAGCGAATCATTTAGAGGTGTTATTGACGGCAGCATGACTGCTAAAGAAGCATTGGCAAATCTATTTCAACGAACAGCAGATCATTTCTTGGATATGACGGCTCAGATTATTGCGGCTGCAATCAAGATGCAGGCTATTCAAATTATTGGAAGCATCCTAGGATCGGCAGCTGGTGGTTTTAACAGCCCTGCCGCTAGCCCTGGAGGCTCTGCCGGTGTTGCGGGTATTGGTGGTGGCATGACCAACCCCTTTGGCAATACCAGCTCGTTTGGTGCTTCTACGTCTTTGCCTTTTGCAGAAGGCGGTTATGTCAACACGCCAACTAACGCATTAATTGGTGAAGGTGGCGAGCCTGAGTACGTCATTCCTGAATCCAAGATGCGTGAAAGCATGGCGCGTTATTCGCGTGGGTCACGCGGTGGCGGTGTAATTCCTGAAAGCAGTGGCGGTGGAGCGGAAAGCGGCGGTGAGGTTGCAGTTGCCGCTCCAATTGATGTTCGCTACACCGTGGAACGTATCAATAGCGTTGATTACGTTACGGCAGATCAGTTCCAGCGAGGTATGCGGCAAGCCGCTACACAAGGTGCTAGAGAAGGTGAGCAACAAACGTTAAAGCGGCTGCAAATGAGCAGTAGCACTCGTCGGAGGCTAGGGATGTGAGTAATTACGCTTTTGGTCACGCTCTTAGAATTAAATCTGGGAAGGCAATCGATTACAGATTTCAAAACTTTTTTGTTGGAAAAGATATTAAATACAAAGACCAGCTATCAGACTCAAATGTAAAACTTTATAGCTTTGTTCCATTTGGTTTTTCAGGTGTTACCGTTACTAGAACCGGTGATGGCTTAGAAGCTTCAATTGTTTTCCCAAACAATAATCTTTCTAGGAAGTGGGTTATTCAAGCCGTTGAAGAATTTTGGCTTATGGAAGTTGATGTCTTAATTATTGACAGTGACGACAAGGACGCAAACCACAACAGAGTGCATACTTACACGGGCCAAGTGGTATCGGGTCAATGGGACAATGTGTCAGCCAACCTGCAGCTAAGCACTGTCTTAGATGCTGTTGGAACGGATATTCCAAGGCGATCATTAACTCGGGAACTTATCGGCAATCTTCCTGTTACAAACAATGTGCGATTGCAGTGATCTAATTGGAATGCCGTACCGGTTAGGCGCTGACGGCAGTGATGGTTATATCGACTGTATTCACCTTTGTTACAAGGCTTTAGGCCGTATGGGCATTGATCCGCCACCGTTTAAACAGTCCTGGTACGAGGCTGATAAATGGGAAGTGTCGCGTGATTTGTTGAACTGGGGTTTCCGGGTTAAGAAGCCCGAGTATGATGGCGATATTCTGCTGTTACCGCAGCAATCCTGGGCATTCGCAGTCACATGGCAGACGGGAATCTTGTACGTCAATCGAATGTCGAAGAAAGTGCAATGGTCTTCGGCCCAAATGCTTACGACGTACCACTGCTTCCGTACGAAAAGCAGTTAATTGAAACTATTGGCATAACAGAAGAAGAGTATAAACTTTTTGCGGCTGAAGTAAGGCGACGTGGACGATTAAGGCCAGCAGAATATGAGCACATTCCTAATATAGTTAATGGCGAGCCAGTAACAATTATTCTTGTTAATCTTGCAATTAGCTTGATTCTTACTGGTGTTGCATACCTGCTGACACCAAAGCCCAAGATGCCAGGGGCGCAAAAGCAAGGTGGTTCTATTTCTCTTGATGATATAACCGGCGCCAATAGATTTACTCCTTCCCGAGGCTTTGATTCTATTTCTGAGCTTGCAAGCTATAGCTCAGCCATACCTATTATTTTTGGTTTATACAAAGACGGCATAGGCGGAATGCTCACAACGCCAAAATTAGTCTGGTCAAGAATGTTCAGTTATGGAACGCAGCAACAAGCTAAGTTAATGTTTGTTGTTGGCGAGCAAGGTGTAGGAAATTCAGGTATTGAGCCCCCAGAGCTTCCCGGCATCTTTCTGGGCAACAATGCTCTCGACACTTTATTTGAAGACTTTTTTGCTCTTTATTGGAAAGAATCTACTAACAAGCAAGGCACAATAAAGGTAAGGGACAAGGTGTATGGAACGCATAAGGGCCTAGGGAGTGGCGATCCAGACGCTTTTGGTGGCGGCAAGAAAGATGCTTTTTTATGCCCTACTGAAGATGGTTCAAGAGAAGAGGGGTTTTGCCACGCTTATTCTCCTGCAAATAACGCTAATTTTGGGGTGTATAGTTCAATACCTAATGGCACAAGTTACAGAATAAATTATACGGTAATTTCTATCCCAGACGATTCATCGAAAAGGGCTAGGCGAGCTGCAACCTTAAAGCGCATCAAGATTGTTGGTGATCAAAATTTACTGCGTCCTTCAGGTAAAAATATTGATAGCAAATTTGCAACAAAACAAGCAATTGACAAGATTGCAAAGCAAAATCAAGAAGGATTAGGGCGAAACTACAGTCCAAGAATGGGAATAGTATCAGTCGTAAAAAACGACGCAAACAAGACAGTTATAAAAGCTAGCGGGCTTACAAGGGTTGTAAACGTCAGGAAAGGGTATAAAGCTATCTTTTTAATCTCTACCAACAAGATAGACCCAGACACGTACAAAAGAGGCGGCAAAGGCGAAAGCGTTGAAGACATCAACACTGCAGTAGAGGCTGAGCAGCTAGCCGCTGATGAGGCAATGCAAATTGGAGAGCAGTTTGAAATAGGAGGCACAATATGGAAAGTAATTAACAGGACAAGTCAAATTCTCAAGCCTGAGGCTGATCAAGAGATTGAATTAGAGTGCATCAACGTTAAAGACTCAACGTTCAAAGAAATTGGAATAATTAATAGAGCCCGCATAATGAACCCTCAAGGAGGCTATGTAGGTGACAGCCCAGAGAACGACTCAGATGCAGACCAAGATCAAAATGTTAACGAAACTTTTTATCCTTTAAACCGTTTTGCAGTTGCATCTGTTCGGAACAACCGTAAAGCAATCGTCACAGAGATAGGTATAAAAAGTCTTGTTTATCAAAGGCTTCAAGGGCTTTGTGCTTTTAGCTCTTTGCCTTCTCCAAGAGAAATTAATGAATACGACGAAGACAATTTAACAGTAAC